CCTGTCCACTGCATCTCCACGCGTACTCGCTGGCCTGCGCAAGACGGTCGGACGGCTCACGATCCTCCTCCAGCGCCACGTTGTCGCGGACAAGCTGTCGGGACAAGTGCTGCGCAACCAAACGGGTACGCTGCGCCGTTCGATTAACGCCGCCGTGACGGAAGCAGCAGACAGCGTACGTGGCACCGTGGGCACCAACCTGAAGTACGGCGCGGCCTGGGAGCTGGGCTTTAAGCGTACCATGGGCGCGGGTACGCGGGGCGGACCGCGTACGTTGACGGGGGCGGCGCGCGAGACGTACTTTGCGAAACATCCCCGCAGGGTGGTGAGCGTTCAAGCGCGTCCGTTTCTACGCCCAGCGCTAGCTGACCACGCAGCCAACATCCGCGAGGAGCTGGCGAAGGCGGTGATCGCGTCGCTGAAGGAGCTGAGATGAATCGCGAGGAGATATTCACAGCACTGTTCGACAAGCTGCGCGGCGGCACGTTCTTCGCGTGCGTGTCGCGGAAGCTACGGCACATTGACGATGTGCGCCCGGATGAGATGCCCGCACTATTCATGAACTGTCGCAACCAGACCGTAGAACAGCGCCAGCGCCTTCCGGCGGTGTACCGGCTACCAGTGGACCTGTATGTGTACGTTCGTGCCACTGACGACCGTTTAACCCAGCAGTGGTTGAACGATGCGCTGGACGATATCGACGCGCTGTTGGCTCCGGCGTACTGGAGCCCGGCGGAGACGCTCGGTGTGGGGAACGTCGCGCATGTGCGCGTACAAGGCGACATCGTCACCGATGAGGGGACGCTGGGTGAAGTAGGGATCGCCATCGTGCCCGTGGAAATTATCGCTAACGCCTGAAGGAGACTTACATGAACGACGATACCCCAGAACCCAGCGCGCCCGTCAGCACACCGGCGGACGCACTAGGAGCCGTTGTGGAGGCAGCAGTGGACGAGTGGATGCGTGGCGAAGTCGCCAACAGTCCCGTCGCCCGCTCCACAGAGGCTTACAACTACCTTGTCACCGTGAAAGGTGCCTTGGTGTCGCGCCTCGCCAGCGCAATTAGCAATCACCTTTCCAACCACCAGGAGTAACGATTATGCAATATGCCTTTGGTAGTGGCGTGATGATCGGCACCGTTGCCGGCCAAGCCAATCCCACCCCACGTGTGTTCGGCGTCCTTCAGGAATGCTCTGTGGACTTTTCTTTCAACGTCAAAGAGCTGATGGGGCAAAACCAATTCCCCGTCGCTGTTGCGCGCGGCGTCGGCAAGATCGCAGGCAAGGCGAAGTTTGCGAACATCAACACAGCGATGTTCAATGACCTCTTCTTCGCAGGCAGCACCGCAGCGAACGAAATTCGCACGGCTGTGAACGAAGCCGGGACTATCCCCACCACGCCGTTTCAGATCACCGTCGCGAACAGCGCCACGTGGGTGGAAGACCTCGGTGTGTACAACCGCACCACCGGGCGCTTCATGACCCGCGTCGCTTCCGCGCCCGCCGCAGGCCAGTACAGCGTCGTGTCGGGCGTCTATACGTTCGCCTCAGCGGATCAGGTGTCTGCGCCGTCGGTGTACATCACGTATCGCTACACATTCACGACCACCACGGGTCAGGTGCTGACGATCACCAACCAGGCACTCGGGCTTCAGCCGACATTCTCGCTGGTGCTGTCGCAGCGCTACACGGACGCCGCTGGCGTGTCGAAGGAGTTTGGCCTGAAGCTGAACGCCTGTATCTCCAACAAGCTGTCGTTCGCCACCAAGCTGGAAGACTTCCAAATTCCAGACCTGGACTTCCAAGCCTTTGCTGACTCCGCCGGTAACATCGGCGCGATCAGCATGGCCGAATAAAGCGAGGGCACCATGAGCAAAGTCAAATTTGCCGGGGTGCCCGTTGAGCTGGGCGACAACACGGTGATTCTGCCGGCGTTGTCGCTCGGGCAAATACGCGCGCTGACCAGTACCCTCCAGGAGTTTGCCACTGTAGAAGCGGCAGACAACCTCGAACAACAAGAGCGTAAGTTGCAGCTGGCCGCAACGCTTATCGCCGCCGCCCTGTCTCGAAACTATGGTGACGCATACACTGCTGATGTGCTGTCGGACTACGTGGACCTGAACAACCTCGCGGGGCTTCTCACCGCCATCATGGGGCAAAGCGGCTTCGCAAAGGTACGCGAGGTGGCGCCGGGGGAGTGAGGGCACCCTTGCTCATGGAGCTGGACTGGGGTGCCGTTTACGCTCACATCATAACGAGCACAGGCTACACATACGAGTACGTGGACGATTACATGACGTTGCCCCGGCTGGCGGAGCTACAAGCGTACTGGAAAGACACACCGCCCGTCCACGTAAGTCTCGCGATGTTCTTGCGCTCGTTGGCCAGCTCCGAAGGCACACCCACCGTAGTAGGTTCCACAGCGCCGCCACAGGAGGCGTACGGTGACTTAAACGAGTTGGCCGGCATGTTCCCCGGCGGACACATAGCGACAAGGTGACACCATGGCAGACGCAGCAACAGGCGAACAGATCAATGTAGGCTTCGGCGCGAACATCGCCGGGCTTACCGCAGGGCTGGGCCAGGCGGTGGCGTCTGTACGCCAAGCCACTGGAGCGATGTCCGAAAGTCTGAACGCTGTTACGAAGGCGGGCAGCGTGCTCACCAACGCGTTCGGCACAATCACAGCCGTACTCGCTGGGGGTAAGCTGTTCAAGGACGCCATCAAGCAAACCATGGACTTCGCGGGCGAAGTGCGTGGCTTGTCGAAGCAGATGGGTATATCCGCCGAAGAGGCATCCACCCTAGCTGTGGCGCTCGGGGCGGCGTTTATAGACGTGGACACGTACAGGAATGCGGTCACGATGCTCACCAGGCAAATGCGCACCAACGAAGAGGGTGTGCGTGCTATGGGTGTGGCTACCCGCGACGCCAACGGTCACTACCTCGCAGCCACGGAATTGATGCGCAGCGCGCGTACTGCCTTGCTGAACTACAAGGAAGGTACAGACAGAAACCTCGCGGCACAGGTTATGTTCGGACGCGGCGCAGGAGACGCAGCGAAGATTCTCCGCCTCACGGACGAAGCGATGGCGCATGCGGCGGAGACCAGCGCGCGCCTAGGACTGCAGATGTCGGGTGCGGACCTCGCTGCCGTAACGGACTACAAGAAGGCGAACAACGAACTGGGCGAAGTCGTGGAGGCGTCGGCACTGAGCGTCGGCAAGGCGTTCATCCCAGTGTTGACGCAACTCACGCATTGGGTAACGGAAGCGGGGACGGCGGCGCTGCCCGTGCTCACGCTCGCGTTCCGTATGCTCGCCACTGTCGTAGCGGCTCTCGGTGCGATGCTGTATGGCTTCTGGATGACTATCAAGGGGATCATCGAGACGATCATCACCGGCGTGATCGGCATCTTCAGCGCCATCAGCTCGTTGCTTTCGGGCGGCGGCATACAAGGTGCCAAGGATGAGTTCCACAACATGGCGGTGGGGATCGAAGATATCTGGGACAACACCAACAAAAAGCTACAGGCTCAAGGCAAAGAAACAGCCGGGGTCATGGACAAGATATGGGGCAACGTAAAGCCCGAAACACCAGAGGTGGACCCGAAGGGCGGGCATGCGGAGTTTGTAGACCCACAAGCCGCCGCAAAGCAGTTGCAACTTTGGAAGCAACAGTTGGCTGCTATGCAAGCCGCCACCGGCGACTACAACACGTTGAGTAAGCAGGCAGAGGTGGACTTCTGGGCAGACAAGTTGGACAAGGTCAAGAAGGGTAGCAAGGAGTGGGTGGAGGTGTATACCGCGTACGTTGCAGCGCGTCGCGACGTAGCGAAGGAAGGCGTGGAGCGCGAGAAGCTAGCCATGACGGAGTCGAAGACACTCGCGGCTGCGAACAAGACTGAGCTCGTGTCCATCGCGGAGAAGTGGGCAGAGCGCATGAAGGCGCTTTACGGCGCGGACAGCAAGGAGTACGCCGAAGCGCTCCGGGCGAAGCGCGAAGCCACGCGTGCATACGACCGTGAGGTGTTGGAGATCGACGCCACGTGGGCCACGTCGCGCGCTTCGGCGCGCGTTGCGGATATCGACTTCCTGAAGGAGCAACTAGACCTTCAGAAGCAACTCGGGCTGATCACCAACGAGCAGCTGCTGGCGCAAGAGCGCGTGTTGTCAGAGGCGAAGTACCGGATTCAACTCGACGCGCTAGAGGCAAAGAAAATACTTTACGCAGGGGATGCCCTGGAGCTGGCGAAGATCGAAGCAGAGAAGGCAGCTCTGACGCACCAGTACCAAACCGAAGGACGCCGCGCGGCGATGTCGGCGCAAGCCGAAGACGCGAAGAAGATGATGGCGCTCTGGGAAGACCTCGGCACGCGCATGTCGGGTCTGTGGGACAAGGGTATGCAGGCGCTGATGAACGGAACGCTCACGTGGCGTAATGCGTTCAAGGCGGTGGGCGCCGAACTCACATCGTGGTTCGCCAACGCGGTGGTGGGTCAGCTCGTGAAAGACTGGTTGGCGGGACAGGTGAAGCGGATCGCAGCATCCATGCTCGGCATCAGCATGGAGAAGACCGCACAGGCGGCGGGAAGTACGGCGGTGATGGGCATCAAGACCGCAGAGACAACCGTGGTGGCGGGTGAGAACGCGGTACAGGCGGGCACGGGCGCGGCTGCGGCCATGGCTCCCATCCCCATCATCGGTCCTGCACTAGCGCTCGCCGCCATGGCGGCTATCTTCGCCGCCGTATCCAGCCTCCACTCCGCCGCCGGGGGCTTCGACATACCTGCGGGGCTGAACCCGCTCACCCAGCTACACGAGAAGGAGATGGTGTTGCCTGCGCATATCGCGGAGCCGCTACGCGAGACGCTCACCGGGGGTGGCGGACGCGGGGCGACTCCCATCATCAACATCCACGGCGCAGACGCGCGCGGGTACTTGATGGTGCACAAGAACGAACTGGCCAGGGCGTTGAAGTCCGCACACAGAGGGTTCGCACTATGAGCAACACACTCTACCCGGTAATGCCCGGCCTGAAGTGGCCGGTGAAGCGCGCGCCGATATGGAAGACCAACATACAAGAGTCCACGAGCGGGCGCGAGTACCGCACACGCATGATGCTCTACCCGAGGTATAAGTACGCGTTGGCGTACGACTTCCTGCGCGACACCGTGGCGTTCAACGAGTTTCGTCCGCTGATGGGGCTGTTCAACCAGATGGGCGGAAACTTCGACACCTTCCTGTTCGATGACCTGGATGACGATACCGTCACTGCGCAGGCGTTCGGCGTAGGCGACGCCACCACGCGGACGTTTCAGCTTGTACGTACGCTGGGCGGCTTCGCAGAGCCTGTCTACGATACGAACAGCACGCCCCTCATCTACCTGAACGGCGTGCTGAAGACCGTCACCACGGACTACACGATCAACAGCACCGGCGGCGTTACCTTCACGACGGCACCCGGCGCTGGGGTAGCGATCACGTGGACAGGGACGTACTATTGGCGTTGCCGCTTTGTGAACGAGCAGGCTGAGTTCGACAAGTTCATGAAGCAGCTGTGGCAAATCGGCACGGTGGAGATGATAACGGTGAAGCCATGAGGTCAGCGTCTTGGGAACCTACTGTTGGAGCGCTCGCGACCTTCCTGGCGTCGGGCACACTGTGCGTCCCCGCAGACCTCTTCACGATCACCCTCGCCAACGGCACCGTCCTTCGCTACACCTCGCTGGACCAGCAGATCACCGTCAACGGTAACACCTTCGTCGCAGGCCCAACGATCAAGCGCAACCGCGTGCACCTGTCTGTGGGCATCTCCGTGGACACGCTCACGTTGGATATCGCCGCCAACAGCGGGGTGCTGGTGGGCAGCGTACCGCTCCTGCAGGCGCTAGCGGCGGGCGCGTTCACCGGAGCGCGCGTGGTACTGGAGCGCGTGTTCTACGACACAACGCTGACCGCCAAGGGGACCATCGTTCTGTTCCCCGGTCGCGTCGGACAGGTTCAGGTATCGCGCACAGTGGCTAGCATCGAAGTGCTGAGCGACAGCGAGCTGTTGGACGTGATGGTGCCGGCGGAGGTGTATCAGCCCGGTTGCCGCAACTCGTTGTACGATGCACAGTGCCAGATCAACAAGGCGTCTTGGACCAGCAGCATCACCTGCAACGGCGGCACGGACGCCACGCGGCTCTTCTTCCTATCCAACATGGCCCTCGCCAACGGCGGCGCGGGTGCGATAGGCAACTGGGCGGCGGCGCACACGTACGATCTTGGCACGCTCGTGGGCGTGACTGGGCCGAACGCGGGCGTGGCGCGGACGATCAAGACATACCAAACGAGCGCCAACCCTACATCCACCTTCTTCGTAATCAGCCCGTGGCCCTACCCCGTCTCCATAGGCGACGCGTTTGCGCTATCGCCCGGCTGCGACAAGACCTGGGGCACGTGCGGCGCGACGTACAGCAACACAGCGCACTTTCGCGCTGAGCCGGAAATCCCCGCCCCCGAGACCGTCATATGACCACGTTGCGCGAAGCCCTCGTGGACGAAGCCTTCACTTGGATCGGCACACCCTACCACCACTATGCTCGCGTGAAGGGTGTGGGGGTAGACTGCGCGCAGATTCTCATCGCCGTGTTCGAGGCATGCGGCGTCGTCAGCAACGTAGACACGGGGCTGTACGCGCACGACTGGCATCTACATCAGCGCGAGGAGCTGTACGCGAACAACCTGGACTTGTACGGCAAGCGTACCACGGAGCCGAAGGCAGGTGACGTGGCGCTGTTCCGCTTCGGCCACACGTATAGCCACGGCGCGATTATCGTGGACAACGACCTCGCCTGCATACACAGCTACGTCGGGCGCGGCGTGATCATGTCGCGCCCCCACGAAGACCCGCTTGCGGGCAGACCAGTTTTGTATTGGAGCATCGCATAATGGGCGGTCAAAGTATCAGCACCAGTGAGACGCGCATCGAGGCGTTGAGCCTTCAATCGTCGGTGGTGGGGGCGGTGATACCCGTCGTGTATGGCGTTTGTCGCGTACCGGGCAACCTGATTTGGTACGGCGGGTTCAAGGCCACCGCGCATACGACCAGCCAAGGGGGTAAAGGCGGCAACGTCAAGACGCAGAACACCACGTACACATACACCGCCAGTGTAGCGATGGGCGTGGCGCAAGGTCAGATTACGAACATCACGACGATCTGGCGCGACAAGGAAGTGATCGTGGGGGGCGTGCTGACCAATCCGCCTTCGCAAGCCGTCGAAAGCTTCACGCCTTCAGCCGGCATCGGACAGTACTGTAGCCCCGTGACGGTAGCGCACGCTGCGACCTTCTTCAGCACTGTGCGCGTGCGCGTGGTGTTCGCGGGCGGTATGCTTGCGGAGGGTCTGGACTACACGCGCACAGGCGGCACCTACACGATCAACCAGCGCTTTGCCGGTCAGGCGATCCAGATCACGTACCTGTACGGCGCGGGGACGCAGACTGGTCAGACCGCCATGCAACAAGCGGGTATCACGCTACAGAGCGGCGCGTTGAACCAGACCGCATTGGCGTGGATGACGTCTTCGTTCCCCGCCAGCGCGTGGCCATACCCTGGGCTGGCGTACGTTGCGGCGCAGGACTATTCGCTGGGCACGGGCGCGAAGGTACAGAATCATTCGTTCGAGGTTGAAGGTATTGGCGCATACAGCGTGGGCGTGACGGTGAAGGATGTGGACCCGAGTATTTGCCTCACCGACTTGCTCACCAACGGGCGCTACGGCGCGCACATGCCGTACACCGCGATCAGCGATCTGACCGCGTGGAGTACCTACTGCAAGGCGGCGGGGCTGTTGATGTCGCCAGCGCTGTCCACGCAAATGCGGGCGGCGGACTTCGTGACGCAGCTCGCGCAGCTGACGAACACCGCCGTGGTATGGTCGGGCACGCAGCTGAAAATGGTGCCGTATGGGGATCAAGCGTTGTCCGCCAACGGGGCGTCGTACACGCCGAACGTCACCCCCGTCTATGACCTGACTGATGACAACTACATCGTATCGTCGGGATCAGGGGATGATCCGGTGCGCGTCACGCGTAAGCCGCCCAGCGACTCGTACAACCACGTGCGCGTCGAGTTCAGCAACCGTGCGAACTATTACAACACCGAAGTCGAAGAGGCGAAGGATGACGCTGATATCAACACGTACGGTCTGCGTACGATGCAGACAATCACCGCCCCATGGATCACCACGCGCGACGTAGCGCGTAACGTCGCGCAGCTCATCCTTCAACGCTCGTTGAACGTGGTGGCGCAGTATGAGTTCATGTTGCCGTGGGCGTATGCGCTGCTGGAGCCGATGGACCTAGTGACCGTGACAGACTCCGCGCTGGGCTTGTCGAAGTGGGCTGTGCGTATTACGGACGTGGACGAAGACGATGCAGGCATCAAGATCGTGGCCGAAGATTTCCCGCTGGGTGTAGCCACTGCGGCGTTGTACACCTCGCAAAGCAACACGGGCTTCCTGCACAACTACCTCGTCAGCCCAGGCAGCATTACAACGCCCGTAATGTTCGAGGCTCCTGTCACGCTTCCCTCCACAGGCCTTGAGGTGTACGCCGCCGTGTCGGGCGCCAGCGTGAACTGGGGTGGTTGTAACGTCTGGGTGTCGTTGGACGGGACGAACTACCGCAAGGTGCAAACGCTGTACGGCGGCTCGCGCTACGGCATCATCACCACCGTCGTGGGCAGCACCTTTGACGTACTGTTGAACGCACCGGGTGGCGACCCGAACGGCGCGACGCTCACGGGCGGCTCCGCAGCAGACAGCGCCGCTTTCTCGACACTGTGTTACATCGGCGGCACCACGCCCGAGTACATCGGGTATCAGACCGCCACGCTGAACAGCTTGCGCGCTTACACGCTGGGCGGACTTACGCGCGGCGGCTTCAGCACGCAGAGCAACGCGCATGCGCTCTTCAACTCGTTCGTACGCGTGGATGACCGGATCGCGAAGACGGGCGCGCTGGACTTGTCTATGGTGGGCAAGAACATCTCGCTGAAATTTACCTCGTTCAACATCTACGGCGGCGCAGAAGAGGCGTTGTCGGCAGTCACAGCGTACTCATACACGATTCTGGGCACGATGGTTCAGCTGCCACCCAGCGCGCCAGCGAGCGTCGCAGCCACTGTAGAAACGGTCGGCATACGGCTGACGTGTGCGAAGAACCCGGAACCCGACGTGGTGGCGTACGAATGGCGCGTGGGCGCGACCTGGGCGGCGGCAACGGTACTCGACAAGAACGGCGGCACGTCGTACCTCTGGGGCATGCAGGCGTTCGGCACATACACCGTGTGGGTAGCTGCGCGCGACTTCTTCAACAACCTCTCGACGCCCGTTAGCACCACGGTCGCCATCGCCCCCGCGACCATCACTGGGCTGACGAGCGGCATCGTAGCTGCCGACTTAGCACTCACCTGGACGGGCGTACAGGGTAGCTTTGCGATAGGCAGCTACGAGCTGCGCTACGGCACAACGTACGCCACTGCCACGAGCATCGCCACCGCCACCGTTACGCGCCACGTGCGCCGGGTGGATTGGAGCGGAACGCAGCGGTGGTGGGTCACGCCCATCGACATCCAGGGCAACGCGGGTACGCCGTCGAGTATCGACGTGGCTGTGGCGGCTCCGGGCGCAATCATCCCCGGCACGACCAGTAAGCCGTCCACCGAGGTGATCGACAACAATGTGCTGCTGTACTGGACAGCGCCAGCGTCGGGTAGCCTACCCATCGACCGCTACGAAGTGCGCAAGGGCGCGTCGTGGGCGGCGGGTGCGTTCGTCGGTAGCAACGGCAACTCGACGTTCACTGCTATTTTCGAGCAAGCCTCGGGCACCTTCACATACTGGGTCACCGCATACGACACCGCCGGGAACCTCGGCACGCCCGCCAGCATCGTGGCCACGGTCAACCAACCGCCCGACTACATCTTGCGGTCGAACATAGACAGCACGTTCAGCGGTACGAAGTCGAACACATACCTTGAGAACGGCGCGCTGTACGGGCCCGTGGACACGACGGCTACTTGGGCCACTCACTTCACGGGTAATTCGTGGACAACGATTGACGCGCAAATCGCCGCCGGGTTCCCGCTGTACTTTGAGCCCACTGCCTCCACAGGCTTCTATGAGGAGACGTTCGACTATGGCGCGGTGCTGCCCGCCACAACGGTCACCGCCACCGTCAACAGTACCGCCGTGGTGGGTACGGTGACGCTCACGCCGCTGATCAGTTGGAAGAAGTTGGTGGGTGACGCGTGGACAGACCTCGCCTCGGGCGTAACGTCCGCGCTGCTGTCCCAGTTTCAGTTCATCAAGGTTCGCTACACATTGACGCCCACGGGTACGGCGGGGCAGAACCTGGTGAAGATCAACGGAATCAACGTCAAGCTAAACGTCAAGCTGCGCAGCGATTCAGGAAGCGCAACCGCCGTCGCCACGACGGGCGTGGTGGTAAACTTCGGCTACGCCTTTGTACAATGCGACACGCCCATTGTACAGCCGCAAGGTAGCACGCCGCTCATCCCTGTGGTGATCTTCGCTGGAGGAGCTAACCCCACCAGCTTCACGGTACACTTATACAACCTTGCGGGTGCCGATGTGGGTGGCGCCTTCTCCTGGACAGTAAGAGGATATTGACATGCCCATTGACTTCACCTCGCCTAAAACGAGCGACAACTATTCCACGCTGTTCGTTCCGAACATCATCGCCAACCAGCTGTCCATGGCGAAGTTTCTGGACAGCGGTACGGAGACGATCACGGCGGGCCTGACTACGGGCTTGAAGCGGTACAACGCCACAAGCACGCTTTTCGAGAAGTACACCGGCGTAGCGTGGGCGGAGATGCCGCTGGCGTACCTGAAGTTGGGCGGCGGCACGCTCACCGGCGCGTTCGGCGTTACGAACGCCGCCACCACGCTGTCCGCCGGGACCGCAGCGGGTAACGACGGGTGGCTGAAGTTCACCAACACGTTCAGCACCGTGTGGAATAAGTATTTGCGCCTGGGGTCGAACGGTGACCTGAATATCGTGAACAGCGCCAACACGGCGGTGATCGCAAACCTGACAGACGCTGGGCAATTTTCCGCCACAATGGCGGTGTCTGGGCCGGTCGCGGTATTCACTGGTGCAGGCTCCACCGGCTCCATCGTATCTAGCGTCAACAACGGAACAAGCTATGCGGGCTTTCTAGCGAACGGCGCGAGCGGTCAGTGGTCTTACTATTTCCACATGTCGGCGGGCGTCGAGTCCGCCCGCACGCAAGCCACCCCGGCGGGTGACTGGACGCTGTCCAACACGGCTTCGGCAACCCCACGGTTCACCGTAAGCGCTGCGGGCGCTGCGACGCTATTCGCTCCGACAACCGGCAACTCCACGTTGACGTTGAACGCTGTAGCGGGCAACAACCTGATCAACGCCACCGACGGCACCTGCAACAGCGTTTGGTTCACGAACGGTGCGAGCGGCATCGTGTTCGGCACGACGACAAGTCACAACGTCGGCTTCTACACTAACAACACGTTGCGTTACGCAATCGGCGCGGCAACGGGCGGTGTGCTGTACAGCGGCGCGACGGGCGGCGCAACCTCGATCACCGTCAATGGTAGCACGAGCGGCGGCAACTCGATTGTGTCGGGCAGCTCTACAGCATACACCGCAGGCAGCTCAATCACGGGGTCTTCGTACACCGCGCAAGGTCCGTACGGCGGCGGCTATGCGCTCATTGACGGCACAGCCAACATCAGCCTATTCTCCATCAGCGGTTCGTTGAACATAGCGTTCGGCTCCTCGTTGGGTGCGATGGCGTCGCGCTTCACATTCAGCCCCACCGGCAACCTAGTCATCACGGCATCCAGCGGCGTGCCGCTCATTGCGCACGCGCCCAGCGGAAGCGGCGTGGCTGCGTTCGACGGCACGTCCAGCGCCATCGACGCCGTGACGATCACCACCGGCTCCGGCGGTATCGGGCTGACTGTTGTCGGGCGCGCGTCGGATAACTACAGCACCGTGCGCTTCGTCAATAACGCCTTCTCTGTCGAGTATGGCGCCATCTACTCCAACAGCGGAGCGATGGGCTTCAACTACGGCGGCGCAACGCGCTTCAGCGTGAGCGCGGGCATCATGACGATTAACAGCGGTGCCTATACGCCCACGAACACTGTGACGTTCGGCGCGACGCTGACTGTAAACGCCGCGCTGTCGAACGCCTTCAGCGCGACGCTGACCGGCAACGTAACGACATTCACTGTAAGCAACCTTGCTGACGGACAAAGCGTCACCGTGCGCTTCGTACAAGACGCAACCGGAAGCCGCACGATTGCCTGGGGTACGTTGAAGTGGCCGGGCGGCTCCGTGCCGGCGCTCTCCACAGCAGCGAACGCGGTGGACGTTCTGGTCTTATCGAACATCGCTGGCGTCGTATACGCCACACTGTCGAAGGGTCACGCATAATGAGCTTCGCGAGTCGCATGGTAGGTATGGGGATCGCGGGCGGCAGCTCGCTGATCACCGCCGTG